TTTTTCCTTTGCCTTTAAAAACCTCAAAAGAGGAAAAGGCGTTAACATAGTATGAAATACTATGTCCTTTTGTGCCCTATTGTTGTAACAATTAGGTCCTGTTTCCCAAAAATTCAATTGGATTGAAAAAAAGAAAGAGAAATTATGCACAGGACAGGTTCTCCCCTGCCCTAAACATTATTACTAGCATGTAGTGCAGCTTTCACTGCAGTTGATGCTTGTAAAGTTTTAGATCGATTCCCACTTGTTCTGGGTGAGAACGGATCCCCTAGTTTACTGTCATCGGGTGGACCCACACTTTTAGTGTGGACAAAATGTGGATTAAAAGCAATGGCCACAGTTCGATTTTTGAAACGCTTAAAACGAACTTCATCAGTTGAAATTTTATCAAGGTAAGCGGCCAAAACAAAAGCACGAAAATCTTCAATCGAATTACTTTGTTTTGCCTCATCAAAAAGGTATTGAGTTTCTTTGTCTGTGAGTGTACATAACACTCTAAAAATTTTCTCTTCCGAGCCAAACAATGAACCAAGCCCTCCTGTAATTAAGGATTTAATTGTGCCCCCTAAATTGAGAACACTCTTAATGCCTCCCCATATTGAATTAATATCTCTAAATATAGCATCTATGGGACCATCATCTCGTATGACAGTTCTCCCTTGAGAATACAATGGCTGATTTTCTAAAGCTTGAAACATTTTCATTTGTGCCACCATGGGGTCATTTAAAACAACTGAAGGAGTAAGAAAGGATTCCTGAATAGGAACCACTAACCCCTCCCACATGGTAACAACTTCAAATGAAAATAATTGACCTGAAACAGGTGTTTGAATCCAAATATACGCTACGCTACTAGAATTAATCGGTAATGTAGCAGGAGCATAAAATTCGGTATCATCTGTAAACGCACCTGAAACAGGAACCCAGGTCAAGACTCCCACGTCTCCCGGATTGCTTAAAGTTCGTGTAATGCTCTCAGCTTCTTCGGACAATTGCTGAAATGTATAAGATGCATTATTTCCAAAAGTCATCATTCCTTGAACAGCAATGCCAGCTTCTGCCGTCACAGGACTTTCATTTCTTACTCTACATTGACAAGCCACCATTCGAACAGCATCAAAAGATGTTGCCCAATTTGTATATGATGGATCACTTGTATTAGCAGTAGCAGAAACTAAGCCAGTTCCAGCAGCAAAGGCAGTGCTATTATAATAATGACGAATTCCAGAATTAGCAACCATAAAAAACAAATCATATGTTGTGCCAAAAGCATTTAAAGCAGTTCCTAAATTAACTGTAATTTTGGATTGCCAACGATACGTAGGTCTTAACGACATATCAGGAACACCAGGGTGAAACCCACGCTCAAAAGCGTCAAAGGTTTGCAAAACTGAATGCACATATACTTCTGTATTTTGTGCAACATCAGAATAAGGATCCTTTTGGAAAGTATTTGTACTTCCCCTTAATTTACCCTTCCCATATTTTGCTCGGAGTTTACTCCCAGCTTGTGCCCCAAAAGATCGGGCCTGTCGTGGCACCACCGTGCCTTTTCCAGATCTTGATTTAGAACGCCTTCCCCGCTTTTCTAAGCGAGGAACTGATCGACTGCGTTTTGGTTTTGGTGTTGGTGTTCTCATAGGTTTCTTCAATATCGATTTCTTGCGTAATGAAGCCATTATAAGTTAAAATATTTTGTGCAAGTAATATTTTGTTCACTTTAAGCCCTGCACTTTCACCACACGAATACAATTGACGAATTTCATAATCAGTCTTAAAAACTGTAATCACCCCATCAAAACTAAATAAATCTCCTACTGCCTTAACATGTAGCGAGTATGAATAGTTTTGTAGCAACCATTGAATATATTCATCAAAAAGTAGACGCATTTCCAAATTCCAAAAACTTTCAAGTCGGATGGCGCATGCTCTCAACAATGACCATTTAATGTCTTGTGGACGTGAACTTCCATAGATCATAGAAGCCATTATCTTTTCTTTATTACATAAAGGATAACTAACTCCATTTTCTAAATGAAAACCACTACTTAAAAAATCACATTCAATTAATGGCCGAGGTTTCCAGGAATC